CGTTCTTGATAATGTATCGGGTGTAGCATCGGTGACTGTACCCACGCCTACTTCAAATTGTGTGCCTGCAAAGATAGCATAAAAGGTTGTATTGGTTGTTCCAATACCCGCAACAAAAGTTTCAAAGCCTTCTACGGCCCCTGCTAAATCGAGGGTACCTGTTCCTGTTGTTGTAGTTGTTTCTTTTACACGATCATTAATACTAAAAGCCATTATGCGACCTCTCTGTCATCGACATCTGTCCATACATTATTAGCAGAATCATCGACTTCTGTCCACGTATTAGTATTACTGTCGTCTACAGGGGTCCATGCATTGTTGACTCCCGGTATCACAGGAGACCATGCGATAACACCGACACCTGTTTGAGCAACGGATAAAGCTATTCCTGTTGGAGTGACTAAAGCGGAAGCTGTTGTAGTAACACTGCCTTGAGCAGAGCTAATCGCTTGTCCTGTAACAGGGACATCGGCTCCTGCTTGACCTTCCGCCTGACCTTGGACAACGGTGAGTGCTATTCCTGTAGGTGTAACTAAAGCCGAACCAGTGACATTTTCATCACCGATTGTAGTGGTTAAACTTTCACCTGTAACAGATACAGTAGCAGATCCTGTAACAGTTTCCGTTCCTAGTGTTGTTGTTAAAGCGATACCTGTTGGTGTTGCTACTGCTGAACCAGAAATTGTTTCATCACCAATAGCGGTAGATAAACTTTCACCTGATACTGATACGATTGCTGATCCTGATACAACAGGAGTACCAATAGCAGTTTCGACTAATGCTTCTGCACCAACAACTATTGTAGTTTGACCACCAGCAGAAATACTGTAAGGACCAATTGTTGTGGTCATGGACTGACCAGTGACAGCAACTCCTACGTTTGGAATTACTACACTACCAATGTTTGTGGATAATGATTCACCAGTGACAGGTGCGTTTGCTCCTATACTGATAGTAGCGTCACCAATAGCAGAAGATAAAGCAATACCAGTTACAGATACGGTTGCACCTGCACTGACTGTGCTTGTTCCTACGGCTGTGGATAATGCTATGCCCGAAAGGGCAACGACTTCACTTTTGCTCCCTTGAGCACTAAACGAATCTTCAGCAAAGGTTGTAGTTCCAAAAAACATAACTGTATCTTAGCCCAACTACAACAAAAGCTAAATGATTATATTAAGATATTCTTAATATAGCGTTAGATGCGTCTGCTGTTGGGAACTGAATTGTAAATGTACCTGATGTAGAAGTCTTCACTGCACCGAAATCTAGAACCATAACTGCTGCATTTGTATTTGTTGTTGCAGAAGTGTTTGAATTATAAATTACGGCAGCTTGTGCTGAGATTGTTGCACTTGTAAAACTTAAATCACTGAAATCAATGAATGCTGTTGCACCAGATCCTGAGGCACCTGAATTTGTCAATGCTCCACCACCTGCAGCGTAAGTACCTGAAGCACCTACTTCATTACCTGTAATGTACGCAGTAGTAGTAGCGCCAAGGGTTGCAGAGTCTGTATACAAAGCAAGTTTAAATGCGTCTCCACCAGATGCACGAAAATCGTGTTCGCCTTCCAATAATTCTACTTTAAAACTATTGCAGACTGCTTGTGTAATGGCCATCTTTACTTACCTCCTGGAGCCACTGATTGTAACGGCACACGCAGGACTCCGTCTGCGTATTCGTCTCTTCGTTTCCTGCCCATTTGAGTAACAGATAAACCTTGTACAGCTTGACTGTACTTCTGATCGTATAATTGCACAAATGTAGGATTTTTCAAGTAGGAAAAGGCTTCAGCACATACACCATATATTAGTATTTCAGGTGCATTTGTAGAAAGCCATGTTGTAGTATTAGAACTAGATAATCTATCAGGAGTTTTATTATACCAAAGTTCTACTGTATAAGCAGCATCTGGTGTAGGAGCGAATATAAAAGTATTCTGATCCCAGTTTGCGTAATAAATAGGTTTTCCTGTATTATTAATTCTATCTACATTATATTCGTCAATAAAAGTTGTATCTCTTTGCTCCGCCCAAATACGATCCTTTGTTGTGTTATCAACAATTTGAACGCCTCTTTCTAAATCAAAATCATTAGGTAAAGTAATAAAAGGACTACCTATAGTAAAACTTGAAGTGGCAAACTTACGAAAAGCATCAAGATCTAATTGTTTTTGTACTTTATTTTCAGTGTTAATTATAAATACATTTAGAATAGCGTCTGTCAAAACATCAGATCCTACCTCTGTATAATTTCTAACGTTGCTAAGAAGTTCAGTATAATTCATGATATGCTCACAGTGACATTACCAACTTTAGTAGTAATTATCAACTTTTTGATTTCAGTAGAAGGCTGCATTCCGTCAGACTCAAAACTACTGTCTCCTGGTGCATTGACATACACAGTGACAGGTTCTTGTCTGGCTGGTCTTGGATCATGTAAAGCTACGGCATCTGCAGGATGATAAGGTGGATCTAGTTGTGGATGTTTAGGTTCAAAACATTCAGGACATGTAAACAAACCATTCCATTCTTGTTTTAATTCAAGATATTGATATTGCTGTCCACATCTATCACAGATAGCTAGTGCAAATTTACCGTTTGCAAAAGTCATTTTACCCTACATAAAAGTCACGAGGCACAATATGCACTGAAGTAGATTGACTATCTTCTGTTAGTGCTCTTTGTAATTCTGCTTCGTATCTTCTTTCTAATTCTTGTGAACGTTCAGGAGCTACTTCTTGTGATGTGTAATAGGCTAGTCCTGAAACTAGACAAGGTAAAAATCTGTAAGGGGCATCAGGAGTATTAGTATAAACACCCGCATCTTCAATTCTTCCTACATAATAATAATTGATCTGTGTGTCTGTTGTATTAGGTGTTTGATATAATGTTATTGTAACATTTGATAAATTTCTTCTTACATAGTATTGACTAGGTGTACCTTGTGATGTTTTGTTAGGTAAGTTCTCATACTCAGATCTGGAAATTTTAGTCATACTGGTATCAGTAGAACCATTTCTAAATACAACCTCTAATACATCAGATGCATCGGAGGGTGCAGTATATGTTGTTGTCCCAGCTGTTAAATTTGTTGTTTGATTTTTTACTTTCCAAAGGTGAATACCTCGATTACCCCATTCCGAAAATAGTAGATTCAAATTATCTCTTGCTGCAGATAACTCATAACCCGTTCTGATATTCATACCACAACGTGCATATGCTCTTTCAACAAGCTTATCTATACTTAAATCAAATGATGTGGTTCCCGAGGTAGCCATAAATTATTTCTTCTTCTTGTTTTTCTTCTTTACTTGCTTTTTTGTTTCACCGCCACGTTTCATAGCAACAGGCTTACCGCCTCTTTTCATGGCTTGTTTTTTCATTCCCATCATGTCGTTTCTCCTTTTTAAAAAGTTTTTCGTAGTCGTTTTGCCGAGTTTTTACGACATCATCGTAATACTCTGCTGGCCAATTTTTATAATAGCCTATCTTATGTAGTTTGCAACTTGCTTCATACAACTGTTTATATTTCTGTATTAGCATCATACTATATTGATATTCAGGCTCCCAATCGCAATCATCGTGAGGATTTACAAGAAATTCTTGTTCTTCAACAGTTGCGGGATTGGAAGGATGAAAACCCATAAAATACACATCTCGTTTGTTATAGGTTTTATTGTAAAAATCTATCTTATCTTGAAATTGTTCAGCATCATACTGTTCCCAATAAGGATCACAAAATATGATTATATCGTGTTGTTTTTTATTCCAATCTTTTAATACTTTAGTTAAATGTTTTTCGTATTTGGTTTTATCAAGTCTGACTTCTATACGAAGCTTATTATCTCTTCGCCATTTTGCAGCAAAAGGACATGCTGGAAATCCGAGATGTTTATTCATTGGTTCTAAGACATTCTTAGACCAATTAATTACATCATCTTTTATTTTTTCTGCTTGTTTTTTTCGAGACAATTGTTTTTACGTTTGTAGGTTTACCACCTGGATTGCCAGCAGCACGTTTTCTTCGTACTGCTGACGCTTTTTGAGATGTGCTCATACCCCTTGCTTTTGCAAGTGGAACACATTTTGGATATTTTCTTTTTGAACCTTTAGACCTACCGCAGGGTTGGTACTTACCATCTTTTTTAGGTGCACCAATGTCCACCCATTTTTCTTTTACCCAAGCACGTAAACCTTTTTTAGCCATTACCAGATTTGATTATAAATGGCCCATAGAACAACTAATACAAAAACACTAGCAATTGCTTTGCCTTTTTTGTTTAAGTTCTTCCACTTACTCCATAATTTTCCCATAATGTACCTCCTTAACTGAGTGTGGTTTCTTTCCTACGTATTACTCCACCACAAGCAGCAGCAATAATCTTACCGCCTCTGGCTTTTCTATTTGCAGAAACTTGTTTTCTAGATTGAGATATTTCGTTTACAGAACCACCAAATGCTTTTTTCTTTGGTTTCTTTTTACCGCCAGGTGTTACTTTACCTGAGCAAACTGCACTAGCATACATATTTGCATATGCGCTAGGATAAACTTTAAACTTTCTTTTTGCGGCGGCTTTTCCTCTTGCGCAGAGTTTTCCCATTTTTATTACCTCCAGGTTTCATTATTTGTTGAGCCATTTGTGATCTACTAATAGCCATTAATACTCATTATAGTTCTTTATTAAAAACTCTTCCATCCAAGCCATTTTTTCATCAATTGCTTGAATTTGTATTTTTATAACAGCTAGGTCTTGTTGCATTTTTGCAACACTATCTGCTTTCTGTTCTACTGCATTTAAACGTTCAGACCACATACCCCATGTCATTGCCAATGTGCCAAATAGCACTAGATAAGGTAATACTGTTTTTATTTCTAGTTTCATTTTGTTTTAGCACTCATATTGCTTAAAGGGTTATTTAAAGCCTTATTAATTTGTAAGTCAAGGCTTTCTTCAATGAGCTTGAGTTCATCAAATATCTCCCTTGTATCAGCTTTTTGTCTGTCCTCGATGTCATTTACAATTTCGGTGATGTGACGGATGTCATTACTAGCGTTGCGTAAATCCACCTTCATATCCCCTTTAAGGTCACGCGCTACGGAAGCCACTAGGTTAATTTCGTCTAATATCATATCTAGTTCTGATTTTAAAACTGCTATTTCTTCATCATATTTAGATAGATCAGGAGCTGTGTAATCTTCTATTTTGGCTTTCATATCAAGATAATCATCATAAAACTTATATACTGTCCAACCACCACCGATGATTGCGCCTAATAAGGATAAGATAATGAAGAATTTTCCACCAGAAAACTTAATCCCCTGATACTCAATACTGGCCATTTATCATCTCCTGAATTGTATTTTCCTGTGCCATGTTAAACAAAATACCATACTGATCTTCTATTGTCTTGTTTAAATATTCATTAACATTTGTATCTACAATTGTAGCTTGTGAATCAAAAAAGGATTGTGTGTTACTTAATATTTGCATGACAATCAATGTTTTCATTTGAGCAGCATCATCATATCTTGCTTTATCATCAATTTTCTTAACTATTTTAGTAGCAGCTTTCTCTTTTTTTGTTACTTTAGGTTTAGATGATTTCTCTTCTTTTGGCTTTTCTTCTGGATCTTTTTCTTTTTCTTCTGGTTGCGGTTCTTTTTGTTCTGATTCCTGTGGTTCTTCTTGAGATTCTTCGGTAGTCTCTTCTTCAGGTTCAGACTCTACCATTTCAGGTTCTTCTTTAATTTCTTCTATCTCTGGTGCAGTTTCTTCTGGTTCAGGCTCTGGTGCTGATATTTCTGGTTCAGGCATCTCTTCTACAGCAGCTATCATTTCAGGCTCTGGTAATTCTTCTAGTTCCATTTGTATTTCTGCCTCAACCGTTTCTATATTGACAGGTATTTCCATCTCCATCTCCGGTGGTGGTAGCATTTCCATTGGTGCTGGTGGTGCAAACTCTACATCAAAACTCATCTCTAGATCTATTTCTAATTCTACAGTTTCAAAAGATACCTCTTCTGTTTCAGGTTCAATAGGTGAAAAATCAACCATGCCATCATCGACTGTAACATCATTAAATTCAAAAACTTCTTGAGCAAAATCAATCTCTGATGTTGTAAACAAATCCAAATAATAAATTTCTTCTAAGGTAGTAATCTGTTGTGTAATAATAGTATTAATTACGTTATAGAAAACATTAACACTGACATCATCAAATAAAGGACCAACAGCAAGATTAATATCTCTACCTCCCACTTCCACAATTATTTTATTTAAAATGCCACTGAAATTGAAAGAGCCGTTATAAGATTGGTAGCCTGTTGATACTCCAGATTCAGACAAGATGTCAGTACCTGAAAAGACTGAAGTAGTTCCGTTAAGTCCTGTAATGTGCATGTATATTCTATCTTGAGCATCTTGTTTATCTACCTCGATTGTATATTTAACTTCACCACCGTTATCTATTTGTAAATCAGATATGTCAACGGTGTTAATAAAAGTTGTACCCATACCTGCAACACCCATCGTAGATGTTGAATTACCACCACCTGTTATCTGTGCACATTTATCTGCACCTAGACCATAACAAGAATTACCAGTAGGCATATTTGCACCGCCTTGACCTCCCCAATCAATGTCCATATCTCCTTCTTTATTAGAAGAAACGTATCCATTAGATCCTGTTAAAATATCTCCTGAGTCTTCGTTTGTAACAGTGGTGGTTGTAATAGTTTTTGTAGTCGTAGTTGTGGTAATTATTTCTGTACCTTTATCTTCCTCAGTTTTAACAATATTTTCAGTTTCTGTGATTGTAACTCCAGGAGTACAAAGACCTTCTACATCAGGTAGACAATCAGCTTTAGAATAAGAGTAATAAAG